GCTGTAAATTTAGCGGATTGGGCAAGAAAAAATCGCAAGTATTTTTTCCCCGATTATGTCCCGGAAGATTTAGCAGCCAGGCGTATTTGTTGCGGATTTGGGCATATTGCATCAACTTATCGTGGTGCTCCAAGCCACCGCAATAAACCGGCATCGACATATAAAGGCTGGCGCTTAGCCGGAATCCCGCAAGAGAAAACTTATGCGGATACGCTTACGGATAATTACATTGCAGTAAAAGAAAAAACATAAAATAAAAAAGCCCCCCGCTTGTGATTAAAAACGTCACAAGCGGGGGGCTTTCCTTACCTTATTTTATTTTTTATCGATCTAACTCTCCGATTAACCGTCCTTTCACTGCAATACAATTCCGCCGCAATATCGGCGTTGTGTAACCCGCGCCGCCGCAAGTCCAACACGGCGTGTTCGTCATCGGTCAGGTCAAAACATAGGTCATCATAGTCGCTGCGGCTCATTCAAAAATCGAACTTACTTCCCATTGCCAAAGCCCTCAAGAATCTGCTTGAAAGCCTGGTGCAGACCGGTGGATGCCAGCCCGCTTGCAAGGCCGGACAAAATCACGGTAGCGGTAATTTCAGGCCAATTCATCCAGCAGGCCAGCGCAACACCAAGCACTGCGCAAATCGTGGGAATATACCGGTTGTCAACATCCTTAATCCACTGCTTGACAATCCAGCCCACGCACAGGCAGATGCCAACAATCACGGGAATCATGTATTCGGACAAAAAAGAAATATCCATTTTGCTTTCTCCTTATCAAATTCTGGTAAAAATTGCTATTGTATAGGCTTAAAATTGCTTTTCACATCCAAAAACGGGTTATTTCTGGATGTGTTTTACTTTTTAGGCGCTTTTGCTTGCTTCTTCAAGGTCTGCAATTCGGTGGTTTGCAACCTTGATTTGTTCTTCTAGCACCGGTACACGCTTAGCGAAGTTGTTGTGTTCGCGCACCTCACGGGTGAGCTCTTCGATTTTGGTATCAGTCACGGCCTGTGCGGTGGCCATGCGCTGTTCGGTACGGCGGGATGTTGTCAGAGTTGTAATAATCACGCCAACAACGGAGCATCCCCCGGTAATCAGGGCAACGATGATGGCATCCATGCTCATACCTCCACAATAGGAATTCCGTACTGGACAGCCGCGTCATGTTCAATGCGGCACCCGCGATAGTCCTGCCAGCCAGGGGCGAACACTGCAAAATCAGCGGCGCCCAGCAGCTTGAGGCTTTCGCCCAGATACCACAGCGGCGTTGCGTCAGCCGGGGCGTTCTCAAAAAATGAATCAATGACTGCTAAATTTTCGTGTGTTTTCATGTACACATCAGCAATCAAAACCTTGCGTTCCTTGATAATTTCTTCGTTCGTTTTGCCGCGCATCGGCTGAAAAATAAAAAGTTTTTTCACTGCATCATCCCACATACTCGGCCTTGTACAGCCCTGCATCAATCAGCAGCAGCTCTGCGCACTTGCGCATAATGTACCAGGCATCGCCGCTGGATACCGGCCCAACGTCCAGCATCCACTGGTTGCCATCTGCACAGGTTTCGCGGTACAGGCCGGCGGAGATAAGCCCCAGCCCCTCGCACAGGGCGCGAATGGTTGCGCGGTCGCCGCTGGAGATACGGCCAATGGTAATACGCTGCTTGTCCAGCTTGTTGGGGGTGGTGTCCTCCGGGGTGGGCGAGGTGTGGCCCTGCAAGCCTGCCTGGATCATCAGCTGCTCATAGTCCTTGTATACCCTGTTGCAATCCAGGCTGGTGCCGTAGCCGGGCACGCCCAGAGCGTTGCGGCTGCTGTACTGCCAGATGCCATACGGCAGGGGGCAGGTGCAGGCGCTGCTGTACTGGGCAACCCAGACATCATATTTGGACAAGGCTTTCCAGTCCAGCCGATTGCGAATAAAATTGCAGCTAGCATACAGGATGCCGTAATACCCTGCGGCCTCAATCTCCGACAAAAAGGCCTGTACAAGTGCCGTGCGCTGCGCGTTGGTCAGGCGCAGGATGCACGGTTCATACTCAATGTCATACGCCACCGGCAGGCACAGGTGCTTGCCCTTGATCGCGGCCAGGCAACAGCGGGCCTCCTGGCGTGCCTCCGCCGGGGTGGTGGCGTAGCTGTACCAGTACACGCCGTACTGGATGCCCAGCCGGGCACACTCAGCCGCGTTGCGCTCAAACTGGGGGTCTTTCTGGCTGCTGTAACGGCCATACCCGGCGCGCAGCATGGCGTGGCGGATGCCCTTGCTGTAGGCTGCCTGCCAATCAAATTTGTTTTGGTGTTTCGATACGTCGATTGCATAATACATGCGCTTCACTTCCTCTGTGTGTTGTATGCTGCTGTAACTGCCCAGCTTGACCGCACTGCTGGCCGTGCTGAAATCAGCATCCAGCCAGTTCAGCGGGTTGGTACGCTGGCCTTTCCAGCGCACTTCAAAATGCAGGTGTGCTCCATAGCAGTTGCCGGTATCGCCGCTGTAGCCGATCAGCTGGCCTTCCTGCACCTGCTGCCCCTGCGCCACGCAAAGCTGGCTCAAATGGGCGTACAGCGTTTCCAACGTGCCGTACTTGTAGGTCGTGTGGCGCAGCTTAATCATGTTGCCATAGCTGTTGGTGTCGCCCTGGGTGCGCTTGCCATTCCAGTGGTACGCGATTGCAACCGTGCCACCCTCTGCGGCGTATACCGGCGTGCCTACCGCCGCGCGGAAATCCAGCGCCCGGTGCAGGCTGCCATCATTGTAGAGCCAGCCCGCGGTGATGATGTGCTGGGCCAGGGGCCAGTGAAGCAGAACGTCTTCGTTTGAAAGTCTCATGATTTGTTGTCCTTATTTTGTCCTCTTCCATATCCATACCGATAAATAAGGCGGCATGTTGTTGTGGGCTGCCCCGGAACCGCCGGAGGCGACTGTTACGGTTTTGGATTCCCAGTTCGGAATACCCCAGCCACTTGATTGCGTTTGGACATACGCATCCGCAGAGCTTCCGGTTTTGGAGCGTATTACGTTGCTTCCGTTGGCCACAGACAGCGAATAATTCGGTAGCTCGCTTTGTGTAAGCTTATGGGCGAATTCGCCCCCAGTGCTACCTGCGGGATAACTGCTGGAAGCAGCAAACAGGAAAGTTTCAGATATTCTTTCCCACGTGCCACCAAATAGATTTGCCGGGCTTGTACTGTTTACGCTCATGTAAATGCTGCCAATCGGCCAGGCCGCAAGTTTTGCTTCCGCGATGGCTGTCGCGCCAACGCTGGCTGCCGTTATGTCAATGGTTTTTGCGCTGCTGCCGTCCCATGCGCCCTGACTGGTTCCGTTCAGTTTGATGGTCAGGCTGTTATTTAGTTTTTCGGCGCTCGTTGCGGAGCCGCCCGCGTTGCTGGAACCGGCATAGTTTGTGGTTCCGGTGACTTTGGCCCCTGTGGCACTGTGGGCAATTACCCCTTTCGGCAGGTCGGCAGCCTGCACCGTATCACCGGTCAGGTCGAGGACAACTTCATCATTGATAACAACCTTGTTGACCGCCATGCTCAGCCTCCAATCGTCAACGTCTGGCCGCCAGCCGCATTATCAACGTATGTGGCCGGGATAGCCGCCACGGTGACCTGCGACAGGCAGTTATACGCTTTGTCGGGCAGCACAACCTGCTGCTCAAAGGTCGGTGTAACGCTCTTGGCCTGCGGCTTCATACCTTCGCTGCCGCTCATAGAGCCTTTCACGCCCAGGACTGTAACGCCCTCGCGGATATTTGTGGGCACCAGCTTGGCCTGTTCGGTCGCCGCGATAGTCACTCCGCCCGCGCCATCATGAAAGCCCATGGGAATGGTGTACTTACCAGAAACGGTGCTGATTTCACCGTTGACTTCGCCGTTGTTGGGCATTGTGCCGGTCATTTTAGCGCCACGCGCGTAGAATGTTTTCCCGTTCAAAACCTCCGCCACAGCTGCGGTAGCATCGCTGGTATCCGCGTCTTTTGTGCTGGTGCCGGTAATGGGCGCGCCGGACTTATCGTGTGCCGTGATACCTTTTGCCAGCTTGTCCGGGGTAATGGTATCTGCGGTAAGGTCAAGTTTCGTTTCCTTGCCGATAACAACCTTGTTTACGTATTTATTGGGCATTGTAGTATTCATCTCCTATTATCAGTGTGTAGCCGCTTGAATCGTTGGATACCTCGTACTGCGGTATCTTGCGGATTGTCACGTCTTTCTGCATCAGTTTTTTCGCCGTGGGCAAAACCTGCGCCGTAAACAACGGCGTGATGTCATACGGCCCGCTATACTCCGGCGCACTAACCACTGCGGTGCCGGTCACGTCCACCCGCACGGGTGCCGCTCCGGCAATGCGCACCGATACGGCGCTCTGTTGAGCCACTCGCACCTGGATCATGAGCCATCCGCCTCCTGGAATAAGGTCGGGCTCATTTTAAGAGCCAGGATCTCAGTCTGCGGCTGATCAGTGCTGTCCCGTAATGTGATGCGGGTGTCCATGTACAGCGTCTCGCCGCCCATGAATTTGTATGTCTCCGCCCGCGTCCAGGGGATAAGGATGATGTTCTGTCCTTCCTGCCGGGTGCAGTCGTCGGGCCAGACGTTGGTTTTAATGGCCGGGAAGCCTTTGCGGCTCTTCTGTTTGAACACAAATTCGATCCGGCTTACCTCGTCCAGGCTCATGCCGATTTCAACCGGCAGCGCAAATTGCGTTCCCTGTTTCATTCGTTTTTCTCCTCAGCGCCTTAATTCGGCATTTTTTCTTCCTCTGTTTTCGGAGTTTCGATGTTTGCCGCCGCTGCTTCTTCCGCTGCCATGTTTTCGCGCACGGCATTCAAAACGTTCTCCAAAATCAACTCCGTCACGGCAAACGGCAGCTTTGCCTCGTTAATTGCAGCAATAACTTTGCGTTTGCACTCTTTAATGCGTTTGTTGTCAGTCATGGGGCATCCTCCTTACAGCCGCGCGTTCACGGCGTTTTTCAGTGTGGCAATGGCGGCCAGAACCTCTTCGTCCAGGGCTACAAAGGACCCCCGGTTGTTCTGGCTGGTGATGTTGCCGTTACCGTCCAGTTCCATGTAGGTGTAGCTCACGCGTTCGCCTTCGGCGGTCGTTACGACCGCCACGCCGGATAATTTCTTCATGTCCATCCCTCCAATAGAATGTCTGCGGTTTCGTTCGCGCCGGTGTCCATAGCCAACAGGTCATCTGCGGCGGTGGTGCTTTCGTCCTGTGCACGGGCTGCGGTGCTGGCGGCCAGCTCAATGCCTGCCGGATCACCGGCAGGGTAGCTGCTGTCACTGCGGTCGGCATAGCTGCCCTCATAGCCGCGCTGGGCGGCCATGCAGAGCCATGCAAATTGCTGCCTCGGTGCGCCGTGTATAATGGCATACTGGCCGCAGTTTTCGGCCCACAGGTGGCCGGTCCCATCGCAATCCGTCAGCAGCCAGGCTGGCTGCCCGTGCTGGGCGATGGTCTCCGCATAGCGCGGGTCAAGGGCAATCAGGCACCAGCCTTCGGGGCCGCACTGGCCCTTGCCCCAGTCCGCAAAGGTTGGGGTAGGGGTTTCAAATGCGGCCATTTTCAGCGCACCGAAGCTGGTAGGCACCACGCGGGATTTTTCGCCCCAAACGTCCAGATTGTGTACATTCAGCTTGCCGCTCACGCCAACGCGGGTCGTGTTAAAATCAGCATCGTTGTCATCGCTGCGGTTGTAGGTGATCTGCATCCCAACGTAAGATGTAGGGTCGAGTCCGTTGACCCAGCCGTACTTGGCATACTTGCTGCACGCCCCAATGTAGGAGCTACCCGCCTCAGAGTACAGCACGCCGGTCAGGCCAATGCTGCCGGTGTTGATGGTGGCATACCAGGCGATGTGGCGGTTATCCAGAAATACGCGCTCACCGGCCTCGGTGCCCATACGTATCCACGCGTTGTCCAGGTCGTACACGGTGGTGTAGTTGAGGTTATGCAGCTGCCCGGTGGTAATGTTGCCGCCGTTGATAATGGTCTTATCCTGGTTCCAAGTGCTCAAATCCGAAAATGTCACCACGCCGGATAGGTTGATCTGTGCGCTGGTGATCTCTGTTCCGCCTGCCGTCAGCTTGATGGTGCTGCTGGTTCCGCTTGTGCTGGCCGTCAGCTTAATTTCGCTCACCGTCTGCTTGATCTCGGTTTTGGTTTCGTTGGCGGTCAGATAGTCGCCGGTGCTGGCCGTCCAGGCAGTGGGGGCGTTGCCCATCTGCACCATGGGGTGCATGATGGTCAGATCGTTGGTAACGGTGGCGTTGTCATCGGCGGTACTCACAAACAGACCGTCTGCATAGCCGTCCGCGGTCGCCGTGAACGCCGCCCAGCGCAGCTTCCAGCCGTTGTCCAGCTCAATGTCCTGCTTCGCATTTTTGAATGCATTGCCGTAATAACTTTTTGCTCCGCTGCTGCTCTTGGTCTCGAACTGCAAAAACAGGCTGTCCGTGCCGGAGTTGAGCTTGTACAGTACGCTGGCGCAGTAGGTCATGCCCTTGGCAATCACCAGCGTTTTGTCCGCGCCAAAATGGAAGCGGGTGTTCTGCGCCCTATTGGTCGCATGGACGGATTCGCCATCAATGGTGTAACTGCCCTTTTTGCTCAGGTCATTGCCGCCTGCATCCAGGGTCGCATTGTTCCAGTCATCGGTGCCCGCAATAATATTGTTGCCGCCGGTGATCCGCTGCGTTACCGTCTGGGTAATGCTGTCGGCTTTCTGGTCAATCGCGGATACCGATTCTTTAACGGTTTTGAATTCCTGCTTGGTGCTGTCCAGGTCGTTGGAAATGGTTGTGGTGGTTTCTTTCAGGCTGCGGACTTCCGTTTTGATCTCATCCGCCGATTGGGAGATCAGGCTTTTGGCGTTTTCCTCTGTTATGTAGTCCCCGCTGCTAGCTGTCCACGCGGTAGGCGCGTTGCCGTATTGCAGCATGGGGTGCAGCAGCTCAAACTTGTTGGTGTAGCTGCCGCCAACCCCCGCCTTTATGCTGCCGCAGCCAAGCTCGACCGTTTTCAGAATACCGGTGCTGCTGGGTGTCCAGGTGCCATACCGCAGCACCCAGCCGTCTGTCTGCTTAATTTCAATCTGGTTTTCGGTTGTTATGCTGGTATAGTAAGAATTTCCGTTGTCGGCGGCATATATAAGGCTCAGGCACAACCCGTCGGTGCCGGAAATTGGCTTGTACATGACGGACAGGCACAGGGTAACGCCTTTGGTAATGCGAGCGCCAACGGTGTTGAAAACAAAATACCGATTGGAGTTTGCGTTTGTCACGGTCGCGCTGCCGGTATCGTTGTACGTAACCGAACTGCCGCTGACCGCGTTGCCTTGCAGCTTGGCGTTCTTGAAGCTCTCACTGCCCAGGATCAGGTTGCCGCCGCCGGTGATTTTGGTGTCTTTTTTCACCTCAGAGGAAAGCCCGTCCACCGTTGCTTTCAGGTCGGTGTACTTGCCGGTCAGGTCGCTGGCCTTTACTTCCAGGCCGTCCACGCTGGTCTTGATCTCCAGCATCTTGCCGGTCAGGTTTTTGTAGCTCTGGCTGTTCACGGCGCTGGAACTTTCCCGACTGGCGCTGCCCACGCTCTCAAAGCGGGCATTGCCGGAGGAGATTGTGGCGCTCATCAGGTAGGTATCAAACTCCCGCCCGCGTGCGTCCTTAACGTGCACGATCTGCCCGCAGGCAAGGTTGGAACTGCTGGGCACCGATACTTTGCACGGGGTATAGGTCACGTTTTTCAGCACGTTGTACAGGTTATGGGCAACGGTTTTCAGGTTGGCTTCGGTGCCGGTTGTCAGCAGCAGGTTGCCCTGCACTGCGTAAGTGTTGGTAGCGGTGGTGCTGTCAGGGTAGATGACCCCCACGTCACTGTCCGACTGCCGGATCTGGACTTTCTCAATGGCCTTGACCGTGTAGTCCTCGTAGCTCAGGCTGTCAGCATAATAGGCGGTGCTGTTGCTGGCACCGTCCGGGGTGATTTTAGCAGTGCTGCGCTTGTCTGTGTAGGTCAAGAATTGCAGCTTGCCGTCTGCATTCATGTGGGCGTAACAGCCTGCCGCTTCCGCCGCCCAGGAGATAATCTGTCGGCAGGTTAAATCATCCGCATAGAACGCCTGCACGCTGTAGCTGCCATTGATAGGCAGGCTGCTGCTGGCAAGCGCGACCCCCGCCCGCTGGCAGGCCAGCTGAACCAGCTGCCAGATGGTTTTGGGGAACTGTGCCTGATTGGCGTGCAGCCAACCGGAGAAATCGGCATCCAGCTTGGACATGGTGTCGTAGGCCACTACTTTATAAACCGTGCTTGTGCCGGATATTTCCCGCATAAGCCCCTGATAATTTGGCTTTTCGCAATAATATATGCCGACTTTTGTTTTTGTGCCGCTGTCATTCACCCAGTACAACGTAAGCACATCGCCTTTTGCAATAAGATTGTCATCTTGCGCAAGGTATTCGACCTCTATTTCGTCTGTGCATGCGCTTCCGATCGTGAATTCCTGGCCTGAATTCAAGGTCTGCGTCAATGTGCAAGACAAAATAAGGGAAGAATCAATCTCTGTCCCATCGCTTTTGACAATCAGGTTTTTCAGCATTGATTCTTCCCTCCTTTACATCTCTACCATATCAAAGGAAACATCGGTGTATAATCCGCCCTCGCTTGAACACAAGGTTTCATTGTACAGTTCATATTTGCAATCACCTGTATAAGCAGACATCGTGCATGTCTTTCCCCTGTCTCTGAATGTTGCGGTATATTCCTTGCCCTGAACAAGCCCCACAAGCTCGTCCATTTCGTTCCCTGTCATGGCATTGTATTTGATTGTGACTTTGCGCAAGTCCCGGCGCAGCCAATCAATGTGCATCACGCCATCCTCTGTGCGGCCACTGTTGGAGCCGACATAGTTCTCATGCGTGATTTCACACCCCTGCGGCTTGTACAGCGCAGTTCCGTTGACCGCCCAGTAACCTTTTGTGTCTTTGCTATTGAAGCTCATATCTTCCTCTTAGAAAGCGGGGCTTCCCGTTCTGATTTGTTCTCGGTGTGCTTCATCTTTAACGGCGCGGAATACCTCTCTGCCGTTAATGACAACTTTGGTATCACTGTTGCGCTCCATAATAGTGCCAAGCGCACGAATTGCTGCAACAACGTCTGCGGAGCCATTTCCAGTGCGGTATGCCTGCGCAGAAGAAAACTGCTTCCCGGATACTTCGACATCGTGTTTGGAAACGACCGTGCCCTCTGCGCTGACATTGACAGGTGCATCCGTAAGTTCCTTTTGCATGGAAGCACTAAGCCCTGCAACCTGGCGGATAACGCTGTTCTTGTTCCGTTCAATGCCGGATGCAAACAGTTTCATCATGTCAGGCATCCAGGTGTCAGCATCAGCCAAAGGGCCTTTATCAGGAACAGAAAAATGGAACCGTTCACTAATCCATTTCGCCGCATCTTCAAATCCAGATTTAAGGACTGTCCACGTATCGACAAAGCTATCTACAAAAGAGGAAGCGAAATCGCTGCCCCATTGTTTTGCCTTCTCTGGAAGGCCGGACAGTGCATTGCCGGAACGGGTTGCCGCATCTTCAACGCCAGATGCGGCATTACTTGCAGAATCTTTTACCGTTTCCGCATTTCTTCTTGCACCAGAATTGATATTGTCAAAACTTGCCGCATAAGTGCTTGCTGTATTGTTTGCACTTTGGGTCATTCGTTCTTTTGCGTTTTCTGCCGCACTACTCATTTGACCTGTGCTACCCTGTACGCTTTGTGCCGCAGCCGAATAGCTGGAACTGATTGTTGCAGCGGAATTTGTAGCAGACGTTGTTATATTACTGTTGGCGCTTGTTACTGTTCCGGCAGTCTGATTTGCAGAATCTCTTACTTGCGCCATAGAAGTATCAACCTGATTTGTAGAGCTTATTACAGAATCAGCCATATCAAAGTTCCCGCTTTTGATATCCACAAGTTTTTGGGTGTAGGTATCAATCGCAGAATTGGCATTTGTAAGGGCTTCTTGCTGCGCCTGAACGTCACTTGTTGCGGTTTCGTAGGCTTCGTTCGCTTTGCTCAAAGAATCGGACAAAGCGTTATATTGCGCATCGAGACCCAAATCAGCCAGCATTTCACCCCATGTGGAAAGACCGTTACGATAATTGCTAAGCGCCGTTGTTGCTGTATCGACTGCTTCCTTGCTCGCAGCAAGGCGGTCATTGGCGGCTGCAAGGTCTTGTTCCGCCTGAATCTGCGCCTTATATGCACTTTCCAACAAATCCTGCGCTGCTGCGGCATATGCGGCCTTTTCAAGGCTTTCGATAAGGGCGTTTACATCGTCACGAGTTTCAAGCACCTTTGTTCCGGTTTCGTCCATGTGCAGCTTCAACCCTTCCAGGCCCATACCATTAAGGTATTCTACCTGGGACTGGAGCTGCTGCACTTCAAACGCGGATTTGTTCGACTTTTCGCTTAAATCGAAAATCGAATCGACAAGGGTTTGAACGCCTGCATACTTTGTTCCGACATCAGAAAAGCTTTGAATTTTTTCGTTAAGTTCCTGCTGGTTATCCGTTGCCCGCTGAATACTTGCGGTGGACTGGTCGATCATGTAATTCAAGGTCTGGCAGAACTGGCTTTCGTTCGCCATTTCCTGCCCGGCTTCCTGCATTGCACTCCTGTATCCCAAAAACGCACCGGCTGCCGTTCCCACCGCTGCAATCACTACACCAACTGGGCCAAGCACAATGCCGCCGATCGTCCCAAACAGGGCAAATGCAGCCACACAGTTTGTTGCGGCGGTTTTCAAATCCATTGCCCCCTGCCCGAATTTTTTCATTGCATCATAAGCAGTGACAAAGGTTCCTACCGCCACAGCAACGGCAGTAGCTACTTTCGCCCACACCGGGAGTGCGCTTCTAAACGATTGAAGCCCCAAAGAAAAAGACCTCAAAAAACCGGCCCCGTACTCCAGCGATGAAACAAAAACTCCCGCAGCTTTTTTCAACGCTTCAAAGACAGCGCTTCCCGCAGCGGCTTTAGTAATAAAATCCTTGAACTTTTTCAGGAATTTGCTGACAGCTCCAACGGCAAAAGCCGTTAATATAGCAGCGCCAATACCTTTTATAAGTGGCATAAACGGTTCAAGCACTTTTTTGATGTTCTCAAAAGCCTTTTGTAGCTTTTCAACCCATTTCGTAACCTTGCTGTTTGCAAGGTTGGCGAACATGTCATAGCTCGGAAGGCCAATGTCACCTAATCCGCTTCCACCTCCGCCACTACCGCCACCACCGCCGGATGACTGGTCTGGTGCTTTATTGAGTTCATCGAATCCGCCGATCAGGTCATGCACAGCTTTTGCCGCAGAACTTGCGCTCCCACCGACATCATCAAGCCCGCTGCTAACGCCCTGTGCAGCACTTACGCCGGAACTCTGAAAATCGCCCCACTGAATCGTATGCCCAAAAAGCGATGCAATCGCGCTGATTGCCATTCTGACAACCTGAATAAAAGCAATCAGGGGCGGAAGAATCGCATTGATTGCGGGGATGAGCACCGCGCCCAGGCTTCTGCCGAGCAAATCAATCTGTGCTTTCAAAATGCGCATCTGGTTTGCAGGCGAATTCAATGTGCGGCCCATATCGGTCTGTGCATTTGTTGTCTGCTTCATGATAGCAATATAGCGCAGCTGTGCCTTATCCGCCTGAGACAAACTGTTAATGCTTTTATTGATTCCCAAATTGTACAATTCTTGTTGCAATCTGGCGTTGGAAATATCAACGCCCAACCGGCGGATAGGTTCAAGCTCACCGGAAATGGCAGCTTGCAATTTCTGGAACGAATCTTCTGTACTCAGATTGAAGAAGGAAGCCATATCATAGCCAAGCTGTGTGAGGTTCTGGCTAAGAATGTAGGCTTTATCGGATGTCATGCCAAAGCTGGTTGTAAGGTTCTGGAAAACAGCCATATTCCGCCTGGATTCACCGCTGTCAATGCCAAGCAGGTTTTCCATCTTTTGCGCAAATCTGCCGCCGCTGTCAGCCGCATTGCCCATTGCCACAGCAAACAGGTTGGCATCTTCTACGTACTTGCTGTAGTTGGTTATGGCACTTTCCAAAAGTGTGTTAGCCTTTTGAATAATTGCTATCACAACGGCCTGTGAAAACAGATTTTTCAGAGAAGAGCCAAGCGCTTCCGTCTGTGCAGTCATATTATTGGAAACGCCTGTTGCCTTTTTCATTGCATCAGAAACTTTGTTTATTCCCGATACAGCGGAGCTTAAATTGCTCATATTGGACAGTTTTTCATTCAGTTTTTCCAAACTGTCAATAACAGTCTTTAAGCTACCTGTTGAAGAAAGAGACTCTATCGCCTTTCCCAACTTTTTGATATTAGTTGTGGCAGCTCCTGAATTGGCCTCAATCTCGATTGTAAGTTTATCAATCTGTACGTCAGCCATTGCTTCCACCACCCATCAAACTGAATTTCTCAAAGAAACGTCTCTCCGCTTCTTCTGCATCCCTTATCTTTCTTGCAATCTGTTCTTCTTCCGTCAGCGCATACGGCTCTTTGGGATACTGCATCGGTTTGCGCCCTTTCGGGATAAACGCATTTCCGATCGTGGCGGATATGGCATCGGCAATATACCTGCCCTGTATCCACGCCTTATAATTCCATTCCTCAAGCTGTTTTTTATGCGATTTCCGGTATTCTCTGGCAAGTCTTGGATAACCATTCCAATACTCGTCAGCGCTCATGCCGATTGATAAATAATAAGGGGCTAGTTCTTCAAAAATCTGTCCCCATGTTTTTTGATCTTCGGGGAGATCGTCGGTCAAGCAATCTCCCAAGTCACCTTTTTTCCATCATCTGCAAGGCTGTTCATTGCATCGCCGTAAATATCGGCCAGTGCGGCAAGAACATTATTCTTGCTTTCAATGTCCATATGGTTCCAGATGTCGTCAATCACCTTGCGCTTAACTCCCTTGCACTTTGCCAGAAAAGCACCGGCAAACATCTTATCGCCCTGAACGGTGGGCTGATGTGCCAACATCTGGATGTCAAATCCGGTGTTCTCCATCTGCTTGATAGTCTCGCGGGTATAGGTAAGCTCGTAGCTTTTTCCTTCAAAAGTCAGTTTGATATTGTCCATTTGCGTTTTCCTCCTCAAGAAGTAGCAACAGTAATGCTTTCGGTGAATTCAAGGTCAGAATCGTTGGTAATGACGATATTGAACTGAATTGCATCATCAACGCCTTTGCCGGGCACAGAAACACTGTGCTGGCCATGCCATACCCAGCCCCAGCCATTACGGCTGCGCACCGCATAATAGGCCGGTGTATTCGCCGTGTCCTGTACTGCTTTCAGGTTGCCCGCATCGGTGTCAACAAACGCCGGGAAGGCACGCGCAGAGGATTTCGGCAGCGCAGGGATGTTAGCCTGCATGGTGTGCATCAGTGTGGTAACGTCAATGGTATCCGGGTCTTCGATCAGGTCAGGATATTCCTGAATCCAGCACAGCTCTTTCAGGGTAGTCTTGGAATCACCGCGAAGCAGCTGTACGCCTTGGGTACTGATAGCTACATGTTCATTTGCCATGTTTTCAACTCCTTATCATGTCCGGGTCAAAACCCCGTCTTCGGTCATTCGCGCACGGTACGTTGTTTCCGCACGGTACGCACTGTTTTGATACAGGTATCCGCTTGTAATGTAACTTTGCCGAGTAAAATTCAAACTGTTGGCTATCTCGTCAATGCACATTTGTATTTTCCGGGCCTGGCTTGTTTTTGTGTTCCCCGTTGTGTAAACGCGCACGCGGAGCCGCACATTCACAAATCTGATTCTGCCGCTGTTGTCATGGTCTGTCGGCAAATCATCCTGTTCGATTTGAACACACGGGAAACTGGGCGGCTGGTCGGTAATTACGCTGCTTAATTTAACGCCTGGGAATTTTGCTTCCAGCTTTTGTGCAAAGAATTCAAAAATCTGCGGCTGAAAATCCTCTGTCAACGCATTACCTCCTCCCACACGGTTTTTACACTTGCAGCCATCTGGGCCGCGCTCTCCCACATGGCACATGCGGGCGGGTTGCCCTTTGTCCGCCAAACGCCGGGCTTTTGCTCGCCATTGCGGTTATACACAGGCTGTGCCGTTGGTCCGGGAACGCCATCATAAACCCATCCATTCGGGTTTGAACCTTTCCCATCGCCGTATGTGCCATGCGCATACAGCCCGCTTGGATGCTCTGCAAATGCAACGCCTGCGCCAAACTCAATAAAGCAAACGGCCTGCCCGGTGGCGTAAATCGTGGCTTTCTTGCCGTGCTGTTCTACTTGAACCGCAATATCGCTCATGTCACCATCATAAACGGCGGCAGTAAACCGTATCTTGGCAACTTCTACCCCCATTTCTGACAGTCTTTTTACAAACTGTTCAATGTGGGTTTCCAGCGTTTTTTGCCAGTTCTCGTATTCCTTTATCGCCTGCTCTATGCCTTTTTCGCTTAGCGCCAGCTTTATTTTCATGGCACGATTTCTTTCATCGCATACAATACTCCGTTTATGGTATCTGCCTTTTTGGTCACAACGTAATTCGGGCTTTCGTCAGAATCCCGGTTAATCCAGATAAGCGTTCCTTCCCGCAAAGGGCAGTTTGTGTTTGCCGTGCAGGCTGTCCGGCTGTAATCTGTAAACCCGCCAAAAGCGGCGGCTTCCATTGCGCCAACAGCGCCGCTCACACTGATTCGCAACTGCTCCGGCGGCTCCATAACGGGCCGTTCTTCGCCGGTGCGGTTGCCGTTTTCATCTTTGATTGCGGCAGAACCGATGCTGTTTTGGTACCAAATTGTTTTCTGGTTGGCTCTAAGGTCTCGCATCAGCATCCAACCTTTCCAACCGGGACAATTTCTTCCAACAGCTGCTGCGGAACATCCTCACTGCCCCATGTGCGGCTGATACCGCTTTCGCTGTGGCTGGTCTCATATTCCGCGCCAAGTTTGTTATAAAATGCTAATGCAATCCGGAACTGCAAATCGCGGTATCGCTCTTCCAGCTCACCACCGCCAAAAGGAAAACGGCGGGCCAGTATCACGGATTCTGCGCTGTCCAGCAAATCTGCTAACAGGTCAAGGTCGTTTTCGCCTGTCCGTTTTTGCAATCGCTCAAAGATCTCCATACTGTCACCCGCCGTTCATCAAACTTTCGGCTTTCTGCCCCGCCGGTGTTCTACCACAGGGGGTGTTTCCGCCTTTTCGGTTATTACTTTCCCGTATTTTGCCATTTCGGAACTGTCCTGGTCGGCAATCTTCACCTTTTTCCCGGTCACGCAAAGTTCACCACCGTAAAACACTGCATAATCGGGAATCAGCCAGGTCATGCCGTCACCTTCATAACGGCAACTTCGTCCATGCGCTCAAAGCTTGGCAACACGATTTCGGAAGCATAAGTGTTCACATTGACCGGGTGCACGGTGGTTTCAACGGTAATGGCAACGCCGGTGTTCACAATGGCAACATCTGCCTTGCCGGAACCTGCCAGGTCGGCTTCCTCCGGGGTGGTGCCGTAAGCGGTCTTGCCCAGTGCGCCCTCCGGGATAAAGCTCACATATCCGTCCGGAACAAACTTGTGGCTTGCGCCGCTTTCATCGGCATACAGCTTGTCGTAAATCACGATCTGAATGCCGGTAGTGGATGCGATAACATCTTTGGCTTCATCGTTGGTCAGGTAGCCCATGCTGCGGCCAGTTACGGTCAGCCAGCGATTCTTTACGGCATCGGTGGCTTTCATCAGGTTGAACGTGGTGTTGTTCATCACCATGTAAGCCAGGGTCACACCGTAATTGCTTGCCATCTTGTCCTTGATGGTCTGAATCTGCTTGAACGGGTCAGCGGTTGCGATGGCAGTCCACAGGTCGGTGGTAGTCAGCGCAGTGTAGTTTGCCTTTTTCCATGCGCCATCCGGGTCATAATTGTAGGTGTAGTTCACCCCATTTGCCTTGATGGTAATACCCATTGCGCCGCCCTCCGGGAACAGCAGCTGCATGCGCATGCGTTCCGGCACAACGTCAGCACCGGCAATCAAATCCTGCTGGTCATCGTAAATGCGGTTGATGACATCCGCCGCATAGGGGTCATTGCTGCTCTGGGCACGCAGAATCTCCTGGCGGTCTTTTTCCGCGATCTTGTAGCCCTCGCGGAAAAACGGCATCTCGGTTTCCAGCTTGCTCACGCCGATGCGGTCACGGAAAGTGGCCTTTGCATCAAAAGCAGAGGGTTTCAGGGAAACAGGCAGGCCTTTGTGGCCCTTAATCCATGCCAGGTCAAGGCCAGCACGCTTTACAGAGGGGAACAAACCGCTGCCCAGGTACGGGATTGCGTTGGAAGCAGCTTCGGTATAGTTTGCCGCAATGATTTTAGGTGTAAAAAGTTCAGTAAGGTTCATGTTTTCACCTCCGTTATGCGTTCACGCCGGTATTGGTGCGCAGGATAATGGTATCCGGCAGGTCAGATTCTGCAGCAAGGTCGGTACCGCTGTGTGCCTTTGCCTTTACTGCATCAATCACGCCCGCAACCAGCAGGCTGCCGTTGGGGTTTTCATCCGGGTCAACGTCATACAGCACAACGCCAACGCGGCTGTCAACTGTCAGTTTTTCACCAGCCTTTTTTGCGGTGGTTGTGGTAAACGGGATTGCGGTAAAATCATTGCTGGCCAGAATCTCAACTGCACCGGCAACATCCGTTTTCTTGAATTTCATGCTTTCACTCCTTACTTGTAATAATCCATGACTTTTGCGGCTGCCTCGTTGGCCTGTGCTTTTGCCTTGCCGCTGCGCTTGGCAAATGCCATGTATTCGCTTTCTTCTTCGGTGCTTGTACCAGCGCCGCTGGGTCTGGGGCTGTTGCGCATAAGGTCTGCTTTCAGCTTGTCTGCAAGCACCTGATTGGCCTTTGCAGCATTGGCAAACACCGTTTCCATGTCGCCATCAAAAAGGGCTTCTGCCGTACTTTTGGCAAGTTTTTCATCGTAGCCAAGCGCAATATACTTGGCAACGTTTTTAGAAATGGTGTTTTCTTTCAGCAGTGCGTTATAATCGTTCTGCAACTTTTCCTGTGCGGCTTTGGCTTCTGCAGCAGCGGTTTCTTCGGCAGTCATTTTTTCTTTCAACTGCTTTTTGTAACTGCTGGCTTCGCTCATCACCTTGTCAAAATCTTCTTTTTTTACAAGGTTCTTTGTATCCACCGGGTCAGGCAGGTCAACGCCAAGCAGCGCCGTCACCTTGTCTGCATCGCTCATGTTTTCAAAGCCGTCAATGGTGCTGGTATCAAATTTCATTGGTGCCTCCGCGTTATTTTGTCGGCGTTCTCTCGCCCGTATTTGTGCGTTTTAGCGTCTTCTCTGACCTTTGCGTTTTAGCGTCTTCTCTGACGATCAAACAGGTGTCATCCAACACCTGCATTTCCTGTGGGGTTTATCGGGGATATTATCAATCGGGTAAATCTCTCCGTTGCGTTCCCGGCAAACCTGGCACACTTTTTCATCCCCGGCAGTGTGCCACTGCACCTGTTCTACTCCGGCATCTGTAAATGCCTTGATTCTTGCAGAATCGGTCACGTCATCGGCGTATTGGTACGTCATATCGCTCCAATACCGCAATGCACGCCGGAATTCGTTCTTATGGTTTGTCCGGCTCAAAAGCCCCTCTTCCAGGTAGGCCCGCTTTCGGTCAATCTCGTGTTCGTACACATAGCCGGTAACGGCGCTGTATCCGGCAAGCAAGGCAAGCAGCCATGCCTTGTCGGGTTTTTCTTTGCCGTGAATTTCGGCATCCTGGTAGCATTTTTTTGCCAGTTCTAAAAAGACTTTTTGATTGTCTTTGGCAATATCCTGGTATAACTGCTTGCAGGCGGGCATAACGTTCAATTCATCAAACTGCGTTATCTGCCGGGATGCTTTTTCAAACCTGCGTATCGCCCTGCGGTTCAGCAGCCTGATTGCGCTGTCCGTTGGTTTCCAGTCCATTGTCAAGCTCCTCATTCAGGCTTTTTTCAAGCTCTGCCTGTTTTTCCTCGTAATATTTCATGCCCTCCTGCAAGGCCATTTCATTGTCACGGAACGGGCCAAGTTCGCGGTATACCGTTTCCGGCGCGATCTTTTCACAGCCTAGGCCCTGAATAAATACCTGCATCTTGCTCTGGATGTCAGTCAGGTTGTTGCGGGTAAACTGTGCGTACACATCCCCTACATTCAGGCCAAGATTATTTGTTGTGTTGCAAATCGTTAGGAACACACGCAAGAACTGCCGTTCACTGCGCCGGAACATGTCTTCACTGTCCTGGGCGCGGCTTTCTGCGTCTTTCCAGCCATCGCGCATAATGGTTGCCTGCCCGGTATCGCTGGTGGAAGAACCGCCGTTGCGGTTCGGCATGCCACAGATGGTCAAAATCTTATCATGCAAATCATCCACAGCGGTCTGCACAGTAGAACTGTTCATCTCGCTGCTGATGCGATAAATTTTTGCAGGCATCCCCTGCTGGGAATCTTTGATTTTGATAAACTTACCGCCGCTGGCAAGCTGGCTGTACTGGCCGTCTTCCAAATCAACGTTCTGGAATACGTCATACGCATTTACAAAATCCTGCACGTTATCCACGCGGTTGCTTTCCAGCGTGTTAATACCATTCAGAAGCGGCAACACTACTTCAAACGCGCCCATTCTGGCACTGTTGTTGGGGTATTCCACAATTGGCACACTGCCGTACAAATGCCCAGACTGCCGGGTGATTTTCCCGCTTTTGATTTCAAAATATTCGCTGTCAGTGTAAACACCGTAATATTTGGCATCGTTTTCATCGTACTGTGTCAGCACACCTGCCATTGGCTTTTTGGTATAGCCGCTGTAGTAGATGACGAACGCTTCACGCGGGTCAAGGGTATAAATGCAGGCAGGGCTTCCCGCCTGTTCCGTGCCGGGGTCAGACAGAACCATCCGCACGCCAAGCCCCGCAATGTGCATCCAGTCAACAATTTCTTTGTCCTTGCTCTGTTTGTCCTCATCTGACATCCAGCGGTTCAAATCAACCAGTTTGTTGTTGTCCGTCTTGCTGCCTTTTGCACCGATATACTGCACAGGACCGGAAAGTAGAAATGCTGTTTTGAACGTCACAATCTCATTTGCGATGTTCACCGTGATTTTGTTGTTGATTTCCTCACGGACAATTTTTTCTTTTTTTCGGATATCCTGCTTGCCCCGGTAAACATCCCACAAATACTGGATTTCTCCCCGGTTCCTGTCGTGGGTGGCAATGGCAGTATTCAGCACCTTTACAACGTTATCTGCTGTAATTTCCTGCTCGTTTGTGGTAATGACCCGTCTGCCGTGCAGACCCTCATCCGGCAGGATGTCAACAAGATATCTTTCCAAGCTGTTCTCCTTTGCGCAAAAACAAAAAGTGCCAGCCAAACCAATTAAGGTTCAGCTGGCACTTGGCACAGGGCACTTGGCACTTTATTTTTTCAGCGGCAAATGGATTTCAATGTTCCGCTTGCACGCCTTGCAATAGGGATAAATCGTTCCCTTTGCTGCTGTATCAACTTCCATCAGCTTCCGCTTGATTCCTGCCGCACCGCAGCACGGGCAGTAAACACTTACTCGCAATTTATCCCTTCTTTCAAAAATAACCCCGTTCCCGCCCTCCCGGTTTATGCTATGCCGGGCTCACCCATTGCAAAGTAGCAGGCTTTGCAACGTAACAGGCGGCATCCAGTGCTATGCGCGTGATGGTACGCCTGTTTTTGATTTCCTCTATTTATATCCCGCGCAGGAAGTCACTCCGCGGCGTCCGGCCCGTTTTATATCCCGTCTGTCGGTTTACGGTTTCTGCTTTGATTAAAAGGGGGCCACAACGCGCAACGGTGTCAGTAACAGAGTCCGCGCAAGCAGATGTGGCGTTCAGGTTATCTATCGCGTTTTGCCTGCGCCGGGCTTTCACCGGTGGGATCGACCCAACAATAGCAGTCAGCAGGTCTCGAACCTGCAACGGCACCAACAGGCGCTGCTTTTCCAACGTTATTAAGCTATGACTGCGTATAAGCAAATTACAGTCAAGTTAAAATTGCACGTTTCACGGTTGCATTTTTACAACTTGCGCGAAACTTAAAACTAAACCGCAACTTACCGGCGTAAATGTCGGGAACATATCATCAAAAGCCCTGCATGGGACACATCAAAGAGAGGTGTGCAGGGATTGCCTAACAGGGAACTTCAGTCCAGCGTCCCGGCTGAATCTTTTACCTGTATCATCGGCCTTGGAGCTGCCAACTGGACTTGAACCAGTAGCCTGCCGCTTACGAGGCGGCTGCTCTACCATTGAGCTATAACAGCATGTGCGGTTCCTGCTTTTCACAGGCTTTGTCATCGTTTGTGGGGGAAGCCGCACCGCCCACACAGCAAGGCGCTACCTTGCATCTGGTTCCGTATGGTGGCCTTGCACCCTCCGCCGCGCCGTTGCTTCGGAACGCAGCGCCCTTATATGGCTATACGGTATATATCACCTGCAAAGTGCTTGACAGCTTTGCAGGCGCAGCGGACAAGGTAAGCCCTGTCAGGCTCTATATGGCTGATAACGGCCCACATAGTGCCGGTTGTGCGCCGCAGAGCGCACTCTGGTGCCGCCAGCAGGGGTTGAACCTGCAAGCACCCGGTTATGAGCCAGGAGTTTTACCATTAAACTATAGCGACACAATAGCTGGCATTTCAGCCAGCGGGAGAACCATATTTAGGGCGGCGCATATGCAGGACGCTGGTTCCGTACCCCAGGAGGTATGAACAAAATGTTCATAAGAAAAGAGCTAAACTATAAAGCCTTTCCATTTACTATTATACTATAAAATTCACATTTTTCAAGCACATTAACGTTGTTTTTTACCAAATTCTTGTACCAATTTCAACTTTGCCCGCATTTAGGCCTTGAGCGTATTGTGCAAGCATGGCAAATGCGTCCGGCACGTCATCATGTCTGTTTTTCCCTGCCATTGTGTACCCTGTTAAAAACGACAAAACACGCCTGTATTCCTTGTTATTCTTGATAACGGAATTATCTTTGAACAGGCAGTGTTCCATCACCCAGGGGGAATTTACAATAATTTTGGTTTCTTTGTTTGCGGTGGTGTACCTGGTCACAATCCTGGTTATTCCGCCGTGCGCCTTTACTTCCTGCTGGCATTTTTCTGCCACTTTGCCGCCTGCGCTGTTGCTTTCAAACTGGGCCAGCTGAACCTTGTGTTTCACAAGAACCATCCAGAGCCGCGTTTCCACCACGTCCGGTGTGCCGTTATCGCAAACACATTCCTCAATGTAAAAATCATCCCCGTATTTATATGCAACGGGAAGAACCGCATAGTCAGAACCTTTTTCTTTGGTATCGCATACTGCAATAATGGCTTCCGGCGCTTTATCCGGCAACTCAAAGTATCTGCGCAGCTGATCTTCTGGGTACAGCTGCCCTTCCCGTTCAATCGGGCTTGTCATAAACAATGCGCGCCAGCTGGCATCATCCATTGATTCCCGCATGTCAATATAAAACTTGGTGCTGAACCCTACCCCGTTGGCATAATCAAAATTGCTTTTTTCGTCCTCGTTCAGGGCAGGCATATGCAGGAATTCTGCACGCGGGTTATTTTCATTGTTACGTTCTAGCCTGTCCATCGGGTCATGCAAACTCCAGGGTGTGGCAATGTGCAGTTCCCGGCATTCACCAATTTTGCGCTGCCGCAAATCCGTTGTGTATAGCTGCCACAGCTTATCCATGCGTTCCCGGCTCATGGCTTCCTCAATGCCGCTTACAAGGTCATCGCAGTATAACAGCTTTTGCGCACGCACCTTGCCCGCATTGCCACTGCCGATAGAAGAAAATTCCAGTGTGGCAAAGCGCTTTGGCTTGTACATGTCTATCATCATGTCCTGTGCATTCGTTCTGGCAATGCACACGCCGGGGAACACATCCCGCCACAAATATTCCCCGCCTTTTGCCATAATTCGCAGGCATTCATCGTACACACCGCGCAGAAATGCGTTGCTGTGGCTGCCACCTAAAATCGGCATGTCGGGGTTCCGACCGGCAAGCCATGTAAGATAGAAAATGGCAGTTGTACTTTTCCCGGTGCCGGGCGGCATCATGATTCCTGCAATGTCCAGTTCCCCATCTTCCAGTTTTTGCAGGGTGTTTACCATCCGAATCAGCTGTTTTCGGCGCGGCATATAAAACCGGCTTTTGGGGTCACGGTCAAGTTCAATATACTGGCAAAAGGAATCAAAGTTATACGGAGCATTGAACAGCAGCAGATTCCGGTTCAGCTCAATCAGGTCATTGCAGCGCGGCAGCGTACCCAGCTTATTATGCAAATCCACACTCAGCTTGTGCGCCTGCTTGAAATTTTCTTTTTCCAGTTCCCGAATCGCAGCAAACGCATAAACTGCTTCGTCCGCTGTCTTGGCTCGCATTGTGCTCTTTTTTGCAATTTCAAAAATTTTCAAAATAAAAAAGCGCCCTCCCTCAAATTTGAGAAAAGGCACTTGGCACAGGGCACTTGGCACTATTTTTATTATTATAGCATCGTTTTCCGTTGCAGACAAACTGTTTATCGTTGATTTTCGGCCTTTTTTGTTTTTTGAAAAATTCAGGAAGAATCCAAACAAAAAAGCCGCCCAGTGTGTTGCAGCACACCAGACGGCGACAGAGTGGAGAAAAGCCAGCAAGCCCTTGCTCCACTCTCATTTTAACACAATGAGAAGGTGTTTTCAATGCAAATTTTAGAATTACTTGGTCACGGCCGTGAAAATGCGGTCAGTTCAGATGTTTTAGCTGTACAGCTGCAAACGCTATTATTCCTACCTTTGATTGTAGCAAATTGAAGGAGAGCTTACATTTGCATTTTAGCGCAAAAAGTATTGGAACGCAAACTTTTATTGGACTTTTTTATTTTTTCGGGATTGGAGGGACTAACCCCGCGCCCTTCGACCTGCTAAAATCCCCCTCCGGTATACCCCCGCCGATCATGTACAAAAAATGCCGGGCAGAATGGAGCACTCCACCCGAAGACAATAAAAAAGCGCCCAGGCCATACGGCCCAGGCGCTCCGCTATATTGATTAAAAATGGCGCATCACGCCAAAAATAATGATAAACGGAGAAGCCAACAGGAACAAAACGACCAGCATATAAAACACCCCCTGCAGCTATATTTTACACAATATCCCGCGCTATTGCAATAGCTCCGGGCAATAATCAGCCCGCGGCCCCGCTGCAGGTGATCCCTCTTCGGGCCATCGCGGTATCAAAATACTCCGATTTCGTGGCCCTCCAATTCTCGGCCCATGCAAGGGCGGCGTTTTGCGCCCAGTACGGCACGCCCAGCGCATCGCACCGCTCAAGGCAAAAAGACATATCCTTGCGGATCGCTGGCATCTCGGCATCATCCGCGCCAAACCTCTCAAGAGTATAATAATACTCGGCGCACCAGTGTGCAAGGCCTTCCAGCGCCCCGAACTGGCGCTTATTAGCTTGATAGATCATGTTATAACCCCCTTATTAGCTCAACGCAGCGCCGCCCCGTTGGGCTTATTGCTTGCCTGCCAGATACTCCGCCGGGATGATCTCGCCGTGCTCTCCGGTGCGCGGCAGATGATACCGGCACACGTTCTGGCGATCCTGCAAGGGCCACAAGCTAACACATGGCCACTTGACCCCGGCGGCTCGCTCTGCATCGCATAGATCATTGTACACGGCTTCACGGCGGGCGATCTCTGCCCAGTCCGGTGCGAATGTATCCCCGCGCATGTACTCGGCTTCGGTGTCTCCGCTGTGGTACTCATCCGCAAACACCTGATACCCTGCCAGGCGGGGCAGAACCTCCACCGCGTCAAAGTGTGCCCCGATCTCATCCAGCAGCGCCAAAATGCCCTCCGGGGTGTACTCGCGCCGCTTGCCGTCACGCTCTACAGGGAGCCGCAGCATTTTGTAATCATCCTTGCCAATATAATGGCAGCTGTCTACATACAGCCGCCCAGCGGTCTTGTTCATTCCGCTCAAGATCTCCAGGTACACCGCGCGGCCCTTGTCATCATGAAACATAGTGCGGAGACGGCAGTTCCCGCGCAGCTCTTCGGCAGTGTCGCGGCACCCAAACATGCCCGCGCCTTCAAAATACAGTTTCTTCATTTTATACGCTCCTTTGTGTTGTTTTTGCTTTGGTAGTGTGGCGGGGTTGCTTTACGGTGCAGCCCTGCCAAAGTATCCGTTAAAAAGTGCGCTGGTACGCTCTGAAAAAATCAACCTCGTCAAACTCTAGCAGCTTGTTACGTGCGTTAAACGCGTCAAGCATCCGCTGATATGTCCCGGTAATCTGCCGCCACTCTCCCGTATACGGCAGCGCCGGAACAAACAACGCGTAACCCGTCATTGTGCCATCATCCTGCGCAATAGGGGCCGGGGCCTTGCGTACCTCAATGTACGGGTGTAATGTAACCGCGCACCCGTTGACCTCTTGCGCCGCGTAAACCTGCGAGATGCTCCCCGTCATCTTGTCGCCGTTGTCAAACTCGACAACGTATAAATTGCTCATGCACATGTTAATACCCTCCTGCTGTGTTATAGCTCCGTTACAAATACAGTAACGTCATCATCTGGTACAAGCTCCCCATCATCGTTATACTTGCACCGTGCGCCCTCTTCCCCGGTGCCCTCTGCCATGTTGATGCAATACTGTACATCTTGCACCGTGTAGGCATCATTCTCCTCATCGTACGGAAGCGTGCCCGCGTTGAAATACTCTCCCGCCCAGTCCGGACCATACCCGGTGCCGTTCCATGTCATGATGTTGATTTCCACCGTGCGCTTGCCGTCTGTGATTTTCATTTCTCTTACCTCCTGCCCTGTGGGCTGTTTTCTTTTGATGATTCTATTATAGCATGATTTAGTAATTATGCAATAGGGCAATGTTTCACAAACAACTCGCACATTTTAGTGCCATGCTTTATGCAATTTGCATGATTGCAAAATCACGCGCGGGCGGATATACTTATAATAGTAATTATGTGATATAGGAGGGCCAGGCATGGGCGGACGTACAAGCGCAGCAAGCCACAACAAATACAATGCAAAGGCATATGATCGCATCGGGTTGATGGTCCCAAAAGGCCAAAAAGATACAATTAAGGCCCACGCAGAGAGCCAGGGCGAGAGCGTCAACGCTTTTGTGCAGCGCGCCATAGTGGAGGCTATGGAGCGCGACAAAACAAAATAATCCCCCATCTTCCAGCGCTCCCGGCATCCCCGGCGGCGCTTTTTTATGTACTTTTGTGCTTTTGGGCTGCTTCCAAAATTTAATACGCGTTACAATGTCAATTCAATGTTCGCTAAATAATGATTTAGCGAAATATGCACCCAAAAGGCACATTTTGCCCAGCTGGGGCCGTCCTGGGGATCATATCCGCCGGGCCGGAAGGTGCTGCGGTCAGGGTGCGCCAGTCTGCATCCCGCTGCCAAAGTCGAACGGGTTTGAAAGTCGAACCAAAGTCGAAACGCTCCCAAAGTCGAAGGGGCATCCCCTGCCTAAAAGTCGAATGATTTTGCGCGAAAAAATCTCCGGCAAAGTCGAATCGGGTTTGTGCTATGCACTTTTGTTTCATGATTCAGGCATATACCCCGTGTTTTTGACCATTTCGCATGGAGTATTGTTGCAAGTAAGGGTATTCCAGCCAAAGTCGGGCAGGGCTCAGGGGTTTGCGGCTGATAAAGTCGAACGGGTTCAAAGTCGAATTGATCTAAAAGTCGGGTGATTTTCTCCTATTATGTATTTTTGTTGCGCCATTTTGGTATAATCCCCGTATTTTTGACCACTTTGCATGGATATTTGTTTCAAGAGATAGTTTTGGAGTAGGGATAATTATTAGTGTTGATGGGTCTTTTTTGATGATGACGGCAAATCGGTCGCGTTATTCCCTGCTTTATTTTTCCCTTTTTTGGCTTAAGCTCCCTCTTTTGGGCTTTATCCCCCTCTGCTTTCCCGCTTTTTTGGGGTTTACTGCTGCCTTTAACAGGCATTTCCGCGCTGGTTTTAGGCTTTACTATGGCATTTAAGCGGATAGCGCGTTTCTTTGCGTGGTTATAGGCATAATAAAAGAGCACCCGGCAGTTTGTTTATACGCTGCTAGATGCTCTGTTTTCGTTTATTCAGTTTCTTTTGCTTGTTTCTTTTCCATGCGTGGCTTTGTTTGAACCGGCTCTATCAGTTGCTCCGGCTCTTTGACTTCCTTAAAGTCGTCTATCTCTACAAAGTCGGCGCTGAATCTGTCTTCTATTTCCTTACGGGACATGTTTTCGCCTAACGGGTCTTTTGTTGCGGTAATGATTTCTTGCTGGTCTTGCAGTCCGTCATAGTTTTTCTGCCAGAATAGCCCTGTTACCGGGTTGATTGCACCGTCCTGCATCAGCATTTCCCGGTACATCCCGCATACGCGCTTTATTTCTCGCGCGAATTCCTGGTATTCCTTTTGCGAGCTGCGCCTTTTTCCGCTTTCCCAGCCGTTTACAGTGTCTCTATCCACTCCCATAGCAGCATACGCCGCCATGTTGCCTACTTTCATGTTATACTTGACACATAAATCAAGATAGTCATAAAAGCGTTTTCTGAGGGCTGGCAGGTCGTTTGTGCTTATTTTGGGAAGCTGGGATATCACAAGCAAAAATTCAATGCGCCTTTGATTCCCTTCCGGCACATTATCAGGGTCATTATCAATCATGATCGGGCTGTTTCTTTTGGTTGCCCTGCTTCCCATTGTCCTGTGCCTCCTTTATCCGGCTTATGGCCGTTTTATAATAGTCGGGGTTCTTCTCTATCCCGATGAAGTCTCTATTTGTGTTGATACAGGCTACTCCGGTTGTTCCGCTGCCCATGCAGTTGTCTAATACCGTCTCGCCTGAGTTTGTGTACGTTTTAATCAGCCATTCTTCCAGCTTTACAGGCTTTTGGGTGGGGTGCAATCCCTTTTCCCTTGGGAATTTCAGGATTGTTGTGGGGTTCCGCTTGCCGTCACTACAGTCTGTTAAGATGCCGTCACGAAACTTTCCCCAGTTTTGGGAAGCCTTTCGCCTTGCCCCCCCCTCTTATAGGGCTTTCCGTCCACATATTGCTTGTTATAGGTCGGCTGGTGCTTATAGAATATCTGGATGCTTTCATGCGCTTTCAGGGGCTTGCGGTTTGCGTTCAGAAAGTCGCTACCGTTTTCCTTTACCCGTATCAGCTCATACCGGTACAAGTCTTTCCCAGCGCTTACAAGGGCCGCTGTAAATGGCATATCGCTGTGCAGTGCTATAACGCCATTGCTTTTGATTATGCGCCTGTATTGCGCCCATAGCGGCTCCAGCGGGATGATAACATCCCATTTATTCCGCATTGTACCATAGGGCAGGTCGCATAAAATCATGTCTATACTGCCTTCTGGTATCCCCTTCAAGATGTCCATACAGTCTGCGCAGTATAGTTTCATGTGTCCTCCATATAGCAAAAGTGCCAGCCGAACTTTCAAGTTCAACTGGCACTTGGCAATTAAGCACTTGGCACGCTATTTCTTATTGATATTATAGCATATTATGCGCTAATATGCAAGTTTTTTATTTGCCGGTGCTACCAAATCCTGCGTTGCCGCGTTCCCGCTCCGGCATCTTGCTGCACGGGTAAAAGTCGTAAGATTCCACCTTGATAAACACGATTTGGGAAATTTTATCCCCAGAATGGACTTTATAATCCGTTTTTCCGTGATTATAAAGCTTTACGCAGATGCTCCCGGTATATCCTGCATCGATCACGCCTTCGCTTGTCAGATCATGCTTAACATTCAGGCCGGATTTGCTTTTCAGGAACCCCACATAGCCCTGCGGAATGTCAATGTGTACGCCGGTATCAATTACAGCGCTCCCGTTCGCCGGAATCATCACATCAACAGGGCTTTTCAGGTCTGCACCTGCATCCCATCCAAAATGTGCGTATTCCGGCATGTATGCGCCGTCATCCAGCACAACAGCAACCTGTTTGTGCACAGTATTGCAGCTTTTGCAGCAGTTATTTTCCATTGTTTCCTCCTCTCAGTCTCCCAAGCCCAGAATTGCGAACATAAAGCACGGAACAACCATCCATGCCCAAATACCGCTTCCTGTGATGCGCACCATATAGGCGATGAATGCCAAAGTCGCAGTCAGTGCAAGCGCGTTGCCGATACTTTTCATATGTTCCTCCTTAAATTTTGTGTGCCAGAACCGCTTTTCCATAAGTCGTGCCGTCTTTATCGGCAATCTTAAGAACGTTGTTAATACTCACTTTCGGCGGCTCCCTTTTGCTGTGTGCCGCCATCTGTGGGCTGCCATATCTTCCTTCTTTTCGGCATGCTTCACACTTCTTTTCGTTCTTTTTTCTGGTAAAAAGCCGCCCGCACCATTCACATTTGACAAGCGATTGCTCATTGCGTCTTGCGTTTTGCAGTGCAACAGCAGCTTCATGATGCTTTTTCTTGCATTCCGGGCAAAGTCGGGCTTTTGCGCTTCCATCAAATTCCTTTTTACATTCAGTGCAAATCTTAACCATTTACTCGCCCCCGTGCGTGTGCTCCATGTAAATTACCGGCTCTTGGTTATCTTCCTCAGCTGCAGCTCTGCCAACGGACACGCCGATGGAATAGGCTCCCGCAATCAAAATTGTGACAATCGCGGTGCCAAGAATCGAAAGTAAAATGTTCATTTTTGCTCCCTCCAAAGCCCTGAAATCTGTTTGCAGCACAGCGCAAACAGGTAGATCAGCAATGCGCCGATAAGCATCGCGCCCGGTGCTGCAACAAAGATCAGAGCAAGGCATTTGATTGTGTAGATGCAGTTTGCGTCAAATACTGTCATGCTTCTTTTCCTCTCTTTTTCACTTTCCATACCGCATATAGAGCATCCATTACTCGCTTTCCTTCCGGCGTGGCGGAATCGAACGGTAAATGCGCACTGATACATGCTTTTCTAATGGCTTTCAACGCATCACCGCGCCGAATCAAATCGTTTTCATCGCCAAAATCGGCAATCTTCGGCACGCCGTCAAAAGAAATGCACTTGCTGTTTACTGGGTCAAAAAATGTTTGGTTCATTCTTCCCTCCGCAACCACTTGATAGCATCTTTCACGCTGTCAAATTCTTCGATATATGCAAAGCCCGTGCTATTGTCGCAAGCTACCACGACATCGCCACCTTCACAATTTTCCAAAGATAGATACAATCCTTTTTTCTCCTCTCGGTGGTCGATTATGTAACTCATACATGCTTTATCAATGATTTTTACCGGGTCATTCATCTTCGTTCACCATCCTTGCACCGCAATATGGGCAATATTTATAATCGTTTTCTTCTGGCGTACCATCATATAGAAAAAATCTTTCCTTACAGGCGGAGCAGAACCAAACAACGGGGTCGCCGTTGAAATCTTCCTCGTTTTCCCAATGCGCCGTAGGTCGCAGGGACTCTGGGTCGATGGTGGGCATAATATCAATGTCATCAGTTCCAACTGCGTAAAACTCGCCACTTTCTGGACAATCACGAAACATTACCTTTACAACACGCTTTTTAAGTGCATTTGCATCAATCAGACGCACATGTTCTTTGCTCATTTTCCTACCTCCTTTAATCGCCGTTCCCAGCGCTCATGCTTTTTGAGTTGCATCCGCATGACGCAATTAAGATAATCAGGCCCTTTACAATCAAGATATTCGCTCACGCAAAGCATCACGTCTGCAATTTCTTCCTGCAAAGCATCATAGCATTCGTCAATGGTTTTAGGCGTTGGGTTTTCACCGCGATACTTCCGCGCGGTTTTCAACGCTGCTTGCGCAAGTTCTGAACACTCTTCTGCAAGCTGTTCAAAAAATGCAGGCTCACCGATTCTTTCCACTATCGTTTTGGGCTGTTCTTTCGGATAGCTTGCGCCGGGAATCGGGCAGCCTATTGTTGTGTTCATTCGGATACCTCCTCTACATATGCCATGCTCTGGCGCAGCCTTTTCCATTTGTGCATCCAATGCTTTCATCAATGGTGCAAGGTCTAATACACAAAATTCCATCATTTTCATCTATTGCTGCATTCGGAAACATCTTCAAGAACTCGCTCTGTCGTGTCTTGGCAGGGTGATCTTTCGCCCATTGCTCGACTTTTGAAATTGTTTCTTCAATGCTTTTAACTGAATCGTCTCCGAAATCAGCCATGCACATGCCGTTTTTCCAAATAGGACATTCCCCGCAGGTTCTATTTTTGCATAATCTGTTTACCGTCTTGAAAAATTCAACTATATCCATAGTCTCACTCCTTACCAATCTGAGTTTATAACCACAAAATCGCCGTTTTCTATTGCGCGATCTACAGCGGGCATTTTTCCGTATGGCAGCGGCAGACTGTAATATCAAGTCCCATTGCGATTACTCCTCATCCATAAGCTCATAGTAAATTTTAGGCTTGGTTTCACGCATGTTTTTCACCTTCTTTTCATTGCGGCCTTTTGCGCTTCTTTCAGCAGATTTTCACATTCCGGGTTCTTGAAAACCTCCCATCGCAATGAGTGAATGTCCCGCTTCTCTTTCGTAAGACCGGTTTGAGCAATCGGCTTCTGCAAAAGCCTGGAACAGATATACTCTTTGCAAATCAAAGGCCGCACAGAGTAAACATCGCACTGTTTTGTGTGCTCATTGCGGAACGGGCAGCTTAAATCCGGCCCGCCCTTTGTTTCCAAAAAAGAGCGCTTATTTTCCTGCAAGTGGTGCTTTCTGGCATAATCTCGCAGCCGTTTAATTTCGCCTTTCGTGAGCGGGAGAAGATCAGCGCAGCATTCGCCGCACCCGCTGCAATGGCCGTCAATGCAGTTATTAGATCCAATACCGCTTGCATTCAGCAGCGCGGATGCTTTACCAGCCAACTTCTTGAACAAAGTCATTCGGCCCTCCTTCCCATTCATCGCATCCGTCATCCCAAAAGTCGGCGCAATGCGGGCTGTCGGCGTTGTAGCACACACCGTTGAACGGTTCATTCCATCGGCAAGTGTTGCAACATTTATCCATATTTTCGGGCGTTTCAAAGCTCATAATTGCTCCCCCGTTTCAGCCACATCAACCCCGATGTTTTGCAGCGTAACCTGCGCCCATGTGTCGGCCAGCTGGTCAACGCGGTAGCTGGAATACTTTTCCGTGACGGGGCCGCTCATGGCATTCTGGATTTTAACCAGCGTGGACGGCTTCAGTCCCACCTGGTAGCAGGCCAGCAGGCATAAATACAGTGATCTCAAAGCAATATCCTGCCGTTCTTTCATCACTTCCTCATGCACCCTTGCGATTGATTCAGCTTCAAGCTTTGCAATATAAGCTTCCGCTTCTTTCTTGTAACAAGCCGGAAGCTGTATTTTGGCTTTCATGTTATCTCCTCCTGTGGCCCGGCAGGCCGTGATTCCTCACATCCCGCCGGATTTTGTCTCCCCTGAGCACATCCGCTTCGTTCAACGCCTGCGCCTGCATGCGCTGCTTGCTGATGTCATCCATCTTGGCGCGGTATGCCAAATACTTTCCACAAGTGCTGTGACATAGCGTGTGGCGTTCCGGGCAGTGCTCGCATGGGGCGGATAGTGTTCCGGTCATTTTTTATTCTCCGTTCCTGATGTAATTTCCCCATTGTTCGGCCATTGCTTCAGCGATGCCAGGAAAAGTTTTGCTTCTGACTTTTCCCGAACGGCTGATAGTATCTTCCCACGTCCGCGCCTTTCCGCTCGGCAGCTTGCCAAACAATACTGCGTTGTCAGGCTTTGGAAGCCCTGTTCCATGTAGCACTGGAAGATTAACCAGCCAAAGCGATGTTGCTTTTGTAACGTAATTTTCTGTATCTTCTGTAGATTTTGCGAACATATATGGGTGAATCGTTTGGTCTGGTTTTCGATACGCCGTGTTCATAAATCCTATGGGATTTTCGATCGCTATTCGCTCCGCGTTTGCTGCGAAAAATCGCATAAAAAATACCGCGCCTTTTGCCCTCTCAACCCACCGTGCAACCACCTTTTCTGGTGCTGTGCACCGCAAAGAAAAACTACGCGTTGCAACATTGCTAAGATATGTGCAAGGCGGGTGAGCGATCAGCAAATCCCATTTTCCTATTTCGTGCGTTTTGCCGTCCATTGTTACGACTTGCCCCCCCCTCAATAGCTTTCAGGGCATCGCCCAAGATGTGCCATTCCGGGTGTAAGCCGGACGGTTCCTGAATATCGCAGCTGTATGCTTCAAATCCTCTTTCCCTGAATGCCTTGCAAACGGTCTGCGATTCTTCGCAGGCAATAAGAACTTTGTATGTCATTTCACTCACTTTCCATGTTTCCACCTTTCCATGCTTCCATACAGTTTACAAATGATTGCTTTTCTAATTCCTCTTTCCCATAGTTGGGTGTTTCAGGCACGTTTATAACGCGTTTTACGCGCGGTTTGCTCACGGTGATACTTTTCTTGGGCAGCTCGTATTCGACTGCGCTATCCGGGTATTTGCGCACGAATTTCACCAAACTTGGGTATTCCTGCGCCATAGCCAAAAGTTTACGTGATAGTTTCCGGTTCATCGTGTACACGTTGGCGGTTTTCTCTGCATCGTTGTATGTACTAATCGTTTCTCTTTCAGATAGTGGAACAACCTTCTTTTTCGTTTCCGGCATTTATTATTCCTCCAATTCCTCAATCGTTATTTCAGTTCGCGGATTGTCTTTGTCGTACTTCACCCGGCTTCCGTCAACCGATTCGATAATCGTGTAATTATCATCCGCAAGGATTCTGCCTTTCACAAGCAGGTCATGGGCAGCTTCCAAGCAGTTCGATACGTCACATTTTCTTCTGGTTTTCATGTAGAACACTGTCACAACGCGACAGCGCCCCGCCAGCGGGGTTTTCGGCTTTGGGGTAAGAAAGTTTATGGCTTGCTCTTCGTAGTGCTTATAGGCGCTGCTAGGGGCTATGAACGGCATTCCCGTTTTTCGATTCACCAAAATGCGTTGTGAGTTCTTTTTCGTGACCGGCGGCAGCGGGATGGTGTACTTGTAGATCACATGCCTTCCTCCCGTGCCTTTGCCCGGAATTCCGCTGCTTTCAGCTTCCATTGTGCTGCGTCATAAGCGCACTTCATCAACTTCTCGCCGTATTTTTCCATTTCCCGGTCAAGTTCAATCGTTTTTTCTGTGCAAGTCTGTGCAAGCTGCATGTACAATTCACGGTTAGTCAATGTTTGTCACCTCACAAAATAGATGGAACGGCTTCACCCACGCAAAATCAAGCTGTCCGCAAGCACCGTGCCTGTTCTTGACGATCTCAATCACGGTATCGCTTTCGCTTGGCGGGTCTTCTTCCCGCTGTTCTCGCAATTTGGTGTAGTGTTCCGGGTTAATGGCAAGAATCATGTCTGCATCGTGTTCAATGGTGGCGGAGCCGAACATGTCGGACATCTTGATAAGTCCCGTGTCTGCGGCTCTCGCGGCCTGTACAAGCTCAATGATGCAGATATGATATTTCATTGCCAGCTGCTTTAATCCCCGTGTAAGGGCCGCTAATTCGTCATTGCGCTTTTCTTTGGCGTTCGGTGGTGCCACAAGTCCCAGATGGTCAATGACAACCACTTCCGGTTTTCGCTCCTTGATGGTCAGTTCAACGTCTGCAAGGCTGGTCAGGCTGGAATCATCCAGAATCAGCTTGTACCGCCTTTTCAGGATTTCTGCATCCTCTGCAATCTTGCTTTCTTCCTCTTCGGTCAGCGCATGATTTGTGATGCGGATGCTGTCGATCTGTTCCCATCGGGAAAAGATTGCTGTGTAAAGCTGTTCCCGGCTCATTTCCATTGACTGGTACAGCGTCAGGCAGGTTTGCGATATCTGCGCCGCCATTTGCAGAGCCAGTGTAGATTTGCCTTTGCCGGGCCGGGCAGCAATTACTGTTACGCCGCTTCGTACAAGTCCGCCGGTCAGTTTATCCAGCGTTCCAAAACCCGTTTGGATGTTGTCATTCGGTTTTTTCAGCCATTGCAGGAAGTCCTCTATGCCATCAGCAAAGTCCTTTGCGCTGCGCTGGCGCTGGTGCTCCATGATGTGCTGCTGCTTTTCCATCATGGCAGCAACCGCGCCGAACATTTCATCCGCGTCTGCATCCGATGCCACAAGTTCGCCCATCTTGGCAATCATCAGCCGCTTCCGGTATCCATCCAGGACACAGTTGATGTAGGTGTTAAACCCGCTCACCGATGGAACTGTCTGGGCGCATTCGTAAGCAATCGCCTTGATGTTTTCTTTGCAGCGTGATATTATCGATACTGCATCCGCCCGTTCCCCTCTGCGATCAAGCTCCTTGCAAAGCAGGAAGATATCACCCAGGTCTTTGATGCTGAACATCTGCGCTGTAAGGCTTTTGAACGCTTCGCTTTGCCGGTCAGGCTCTATCAGCATGATGCCAATAACAGCTTTTTCCGCAACAGCTGTATTCATTTGCCTGCCTCCTTCCACCCAATGAGCTTTGGAACAACTCCGTTAATCAGTTCCTCACGTGTATATTCCCGGTCATAGATGGGAATCAGGTCTTCAGACTTGCGGGGTTCAGCAGGTGGCTGTGCCGTTTCGTCTTCCCAGCGTTTTTGATTCAGCCAGGTAGCAGGATACGGGATATACTTGCCGCTATCTTTCTGCCACTGTTCTGTGGTCTTGAGATACTCAAGGCTTTTCAGGATTGCGGACAAGGTAGATTCGTCAGTAACAAGCTTTTCAAATTTCTTGCGTGCATCTGCCTTGCCTGTCTTCTTGGGATAGGCTGACCAGAAGGTGTCAAATCGAGGAGAAATCGCGTCAACCCCTTGGGGGGTATAGGGGGTATTCTTAACTTCTTTATTATTCTTTATATAAGGGTCTGTGTTAGCACTGTGTTGGTTCTGTGTTACCTGTTTGTTAGATTCTGTGTTAGTGCATTGGTAATAACCGTAATTATTCACCGTAAACACGCTAAATTTTCCGTGTTCGCACTGTGTTATTTCTTGTGTTGATTTTAGATGACATAAAGCAGTGCGCACAGATTGAACAGATATGCCGGTATCTGTTGAAATTTGGCGGATAGATGCAACTGTCTGTCCGGTTTCCAGGTGAACCCCCTTGTAATAACAGGGTTCATAGCAGGCCAGAAATAGCAGATGCAGGAACACACATTTTGTTGGAGTGTCTGTGTACCACCCCCATTTCATCATGCGGCGGTACAGCTTGATGTACCCTTCGTTTGCCATTTTTCAAAGCTCCTGTGCTTGTACCATATCGTCCGTCCACTGCGTCCCATGTACAAAACTCAATCTCATCACCTGCCTTTCGCTCAAAAATTAAAAGGGAGATCACCGTCATCTTCAATCGGTTCGTACTCATTGTTTGCCACCACATGCGCAGAAACGGCCCTATTAGCCACGTTCTGACTTTGGGCGGGTTCTTTACTGCCTGCGAATGAAACGTTGCTTACAACCACCTCTACGGCGTTCCTGTTGCTGCCGCTCTTGTCCTGGTAGTTCCGGATCTGCAAACGGCCCTCAACGGCGATCAAACTGCCTTTCTGGAAATAGCGGCAGATGAATTCTGCGCTCTTGTCCCAGGCAACGATGTCAAAAAAATCTACCTGATTCTGGCCGTTGGCATCTTTGCGTCCCCGGTCTACCGCAACGCGGAACGATGCAACATTTTTACCTGTTGTAGTCTGGCGCAGCTGAGGGTCAGCAACCAGTCTTCCCATAAGTGCAACTACATTCAACATGTCTTTAATCCTCCAAATAATTCTTTCCAAACCGCCGGGCAAACTCTTCCTTTGTCCAGCTGTAATCAATCATTGCCATGCGCTGTGCGGTCATCTTGAGTTCAAGCCGCATCCCAGCATCCAGCCCTTCCATCTCGGGCCAGCACTGCTTTTCGCCGTGAATCCATCTGTGGCAATCCGGGCAAACCAAAATCCACAGGCCAAGTGATTTGCTTTTTGTCCGGTTCTGGCCGTAGAGCACTTCATGCCGTACCAAAGCGTGGCCGTTAAGGCAGTAATAACACTGTGGGTGGCCGAACATGTCTTTCTTGTTTGGCATGATGGATGGCGCATAGCCGTTGGAATCAAGCGCAACGCCAAATTCGTTTTTCATTCTCCGGTCAGTCCTTTCAGCTTTGCAATTTCGTCCGGTGTCATTGTGGGGATTCCCTGCTGCTGGCACTCCTGCACAATCAGTTCCAACAGGCGGTGCATCTGCTTGCTGTCGTATACGCTGGAACCATACCAGCATTGCAGCGTGCAGAACGTGCCGTTTGGTGTAGGCATGGTATCTAGCAAAACAACCTGCCAGCCCTGTCCCTGGCTTTCCCATCCGCGCTTAAAGGTTTCTATTGCTTCCTGCTTGATGGTGACAATATCGCTTGCACCTGCAACATCCCGCACAAGGTCGCGGTAAATCTCAACAGCAGGCTTTTTCAGCTTTTCTGCAAGCTGGTTCATGAGTGTCCACGCATAAGCGTTAGAAGTCAGGCTGCGCTTTTTCCGTACCTCGCCAAAAACACCTGCAAACAGCTTGCCGGGGCCGGATTTAACTTCGTTCGCAAAGTTCTGCGCTTCCTCCATGTCTGGCTTGCTTTTAAGACGAAGCATCAAAATCTCACCCATCAAGGTAGCATCCGCGATGTTGATTGTATGGCTCATTTGCTCCACTCCTGAATCTGTGCAATCAGCGCATTGCAGCCGTCCAATGTTTTCATTGTCCCGCCGGGAACGGCTTTCAAAGCGTCAAGGACTTCATTTCGTGTATGTTTTGTTTTGGCGCAATACTCGGTAATTGCAGCTGTTAGTGTAGCGCGGGCTTTGACATATTCGCTTGCTTCGGCCTCGCTGGACTGAATATCGCCTTTGGTTGGCTGTTCTGGTGCTACGTTTGCGCTCGTCTGCTTGTGGTATTCATCACTGTCAGGGTCTTTTGTGTCATCAATGCAAAACAAGCCATTCAACGCATATTTTCTGGCATAACTGGATGCTGTACCGGTAATCTGTGCTCCGTCCATACCTTTTTTGGTTTCATCCTCGCGGGCAAAAGCTGTGGTACTGGTGGAGTTTCCCTCTTTGTCCGTTACTGTGGCAATGGCCTTGACGTAATAGCGGCTTCCGATAAGTACAATATCGTCCATAACGGTCAGCGTGCAACCATATTTTGCACAGAGAGGTTTTGCCGCTTCAAGAATGCTTTCCGCGTTCCGGTATTTGTACTTTCCGAAAGAGTTGTAAAGGTTCTTGGGTGCTTTCAATTCAGATTGAATCTTAGAAAGTGCTTCAAACACGCTCATGCCTTTTCCTCCTTTTTCACAGTCCCGTTCACAGTCAACTTTTCAGCCTTTCTGGTGAACGTGATGTTCAGTGTTCCGCACGTTTCAATGCCGAGATTTTCTTCATTTTTCAGGCTTTTCATCATCTCGCAGATTAGTTTTTCAATGCCATAGGATTGCCCATCAACACAGATGCTTGCAAAGCTTTCCGAGCAGTAAAGGCTTCCTGTGGCTTCAATGCTATAGTTCTTCAGTTCCATCGTTATCCTCCCTTACCGTGCTATCAATGCACGTTTCACCCCAAATGCAATCCTCGCACATAATGGGGTGGCCGTATTCGTCAGCCGCGCCGCAGCCGGGAAAGTCAAGCTCGATCATTGTTTGCTTTCTCCAATTCATCCAGTCGTTTTGCCATGCCGCTCATTGCAGCATGGTAGGCGGCGCAAATCTTGCTGTATTTCAATTGTTCGTTGTTGTTCGTATCCAGGATTGCAATCTGCACAGTTTCAAAAAACACCTGGTATTTTTGCGGGTCGTTGCATTCAAATGCCATCTCAATCTCAAAAGGGTTCACGAAAGCACCTCCCGCAGCGTAATAGCGGCCCATCCGCCCAGCAGGCAGGCAATAAGCCCGGCCAAAGATGCGACCCCGCCTCCCTCTGCAAGGCCAGCAACGGCGCAAATGGTGCCAATTGCACAACCCAGCAGGGTAAAGTTTGCAAAGCACTTGCAAACCGGAACAATATGGGCTAAAATGGACTTGTGAAACCGGAAAATTTCACGTTTTTTGCCGTTCAGTGTATTGCAGTACACTGGGCGGCTCTTTTTGTTTGCAGTCATGTTAGTGTCCTTTCTTGTTGTTTCCGCCTATCCAACGCTTGTATGTCGGAAATCAGCAGATAAGGCTTGCAATTTGTTCAACGGTTAAATCACGGAAGCTACCGTAATGCTGCCATACCCAGCCACGAGATTTGCCAAGAATCTTGGCAACCTTTGTGGAGCCAAACAGCAGCTCGCCGGGGTAAAGTTCAGCAGCGCGGGCGCGAATGTCTACAAGGGTTTCTTGGTAATGGGGCTTTTCACGGGGCATATGCTCCCCTCCTTTCAAAACCTCACGGCCCCCATAATGCTGATTGCAAGGGCCAGAACGGATAAGAGCAACGCCACATCTTCCTTACTCATGCGTTTCACTCCTTTTCTTCAAATCGGCCAAATTGAAATGGCCGGTTGTGATGTGCATGTTGTTCGGGTCACCAAGGACAGTTTCGTTTTTTACGTCCTTGAACGTGACCTCCGGCGGAATCTTGATGTCGGGGCCGACTTTCAGGTCAATCTCATGTGCCGTCTGGGTAACAGTGGTATCCCCAAAACTGGTTACGCTTTTATCGTTCATATGTTTCTCTCCTTTCACAAAGCTTTCAAACACAGCAGCCGGAAGGTTTCGCGGCCTTTGTGGGCTTAGATTCCGATATAACATTCTTTTTTCGCCGTTTCCTAAGTGTTGCGGACGAAATATTAAGCTCTCTAGCCCAGTCTTCCTGAATCATTGTTTTACCGTCAATCGTTATAAAAACGTTATTTGTTCGGTTTCTTGCTTGTGTGTACGAATCTGCCCATCGGCAATTTTCTGGGCAGTAGCCTTTGTTGACATCAATTCTGTCAATCGTCAAATCATCTCGATATCCGTTAGCTATTGCCCAAGCATAGAATTTCTTGAAATCGTGCCAATCTTCACAAACAAAGATTCCGCGTCCGCCATAATTCTTATATTCTTTGTTTTTAGGCGAATAGCATCGTTGGAACATATTCCGCCAGCATCTATATATCCGCGTTCCAACCATTCCATGAGATAGTTTTAATTCTCGCGTAACCTCTTTGCGGAAACATCCACAGCTTTTTGTAGCGCCAGAAGTAAGATTGGCTCCATCAACGGTGATAATGTTTCCACAATCGCACTGGCAGACATAACGATAATGCCCATATGGCGTTCTACAAGCCGCATGCAAAACTGTAAGCCTACCAAAAGTTTCACCTGTTAAATCCTTACGGCAAGCCAAACTTGTTCTTTCTTTTTGTAAGCATCCGCAAGATTGCGTGTGACCGCTTTTTAGCTGAGAAGTAGCCACAGCTGTGATATTCCCACATTCGCATTGGCAAATCCATTTCACCCTTTTTCTTGTATCAGGGCTGCGTTTCAAAACTGTCAAACGTCCAAAACGCATTCCCGTCAAATCAATAAATTTTCCCATCGTTCATTTGTTCACCTCCACACTTATCAGAAAAATGCAGCTCCATCAAGTCGGCAATTGCGAGATATTCTTTGGCGTATTTGCTATCGCCGTGGGTTTTCTTGACGATCTCACGGAACTGCGCCAAATCACCATAAAAGCAACCACACTGTACGCGGAGAATTTTATCCTTGCAGCGGAAAAATGTGGTCGTGCGGAAGTAGCGGCCAAAGCCTGCAACGACAGCGTAGTCCGCATTGCCGAAGACCTGCGCATTGCCGTAGACCTGCGCATTGCCGTAGACCTGCGCATCGCCGCAGACCTGCGCATCGCCGAAGACCCACGCATTGTCGAAGACCCACGCATTGTCGAAGACCCACGCATTGTCGGAGACCCGCGCATCGCCGGAGA